TCTTCTATCTCACCCAATGCACCCTGACAAGCTTTGAGTTCTTGAATGACAGTAGTCGCTGGTAGTTCAGTTATATCATGGCGGCTTATAGAAGCACCATCGAACGCATCCCCGTTACATATCACGGCATGAGGTTTGAGCGTTTCTATCATGTATAGAAGCCCTTTAAACGCTGTTGAGCGTTGACCAGGTATGAAGTGGGCATCTGAGAACACAATCACACATCCATCTAGCATCCCAAGTTGAACTTGTTTTAATGGAGAGAAAGATTTTGGCCTATTAGCGTCATAAGCAGCGGCACGAGGATCGTTTGAGGATAATTTAATCTTATAGTGATCTTCAATCCACCTTCTACGCAAATGGGCGGCTCTAAGATTTACTCCTAAATGTTTAGCCACTTTTGTGGCAGATTGCAGTTCACCCCATAGTTGGATGAATTGCATATCTGTACAAGTTTCATTATGTGCGCCCATTGCAATCCTTAGACAATAACTTTTCTAATAAATTAATGACTCTATGCTCTTGCATTTCTATCTCATCTTGAGATGATTTAGGGTCTTGAGCTACAGTCATTAAATCGTGCAAAAACACATGAAGTAACTCATGCAAAGCAGTCTGATCCAAAGATTCTGGCGTGATTTTCTCAGAACCAAAGTCACCCAATCTGTAAGTTGCCAATCGAGCCGAGGTATTAAACTCAACAGAAGCCATTGCTGACTTTGCAGGTTTTGTCCCTTTCTCAATACGCCAATCACCAAGACTCAATACTTGCTGCCACTTTCTGACACTTTGCGCAAACAACTTAGCGTCTTCAATGGTTGGAATATTTTGCATGATTTTTACATGAAGTTACATTCAGATTTTCTACGCTTATCAAGTCCAGCAAGCACTTTCCCGCCAGCCTTATTCCATTTCTTTAACTCTTCTTTAGCACCTTCCCAATCTTGGGCATTTATTTTTCTTTTTAAAGTACTTGTCTGCAACCTGCCAATTCCGAGGTTATAGCAGAAATCAACTACAGCATTAAGTCTTTTGTTATCTGTTGCAAGAATCGGACAGTTTCTCAACGTGCCAGGCAAATAAGTATGTTGAAGCTCATACATCAACAGTGCCGATGCTGCAGGTTCATCCATTGGGGAGTCTTGCAAGGTTACTTTTCGCCCATCGGAGTAATAGGTAGACCCATACCCTATGGTGGCCACACCCGCAGGACAGAGATAGGGCTTACTTCTAAACCCTTCATACTGTTTACATAGTGAAGCGGCTATGTCTAAGTTCATAACCCACGCTTAGACAAAGTTCTATCAAGAAACCAATAGTTAATTGTTCCTGACAACAAAGCAGAAAAGTCTGGTGTCATCATTGTCTTAAAGACTTCAGTAGCAGGTGCGCCCATAAGCCATGCGTTATAAGCAAACCATACATGGATAAATGACCAAACAAACAAAACCCAGTATGTGACCACAGGACGCACAGAAGCAGAAAGTGAGGCTACCCATCCACCTGCTGCCTTAACCATCTCTGCTTGCTGTGTTATGGCGTTGTTAAAGGCATCCATGACACCTACATCAACTGCGGCTTCTCTTTGTGCGCCAATTTCAGCTAACTTCATTTGGCCACGCATTTGTTCTAAGTCGCATTGCCTAGCAAACATATTAAGTCCATGCTCACTTTCATTCTTTTTATCAAGCCATTTCAAGACTTCTGGAGCCATCCGAAAGATGCCGCCAAAGATTGAGCCTAATAAACCGCCAGATAACATTTCAAACATAATCAATCCTCGCAATGTTTACAGTGATGTTTGTCGCCATGAGAGAGTTTTACCCCTGCCAAAAGCCCAATAAAGCCGCCAATGATGGTTTGGAAAGCAGGGTGGAGCATGGCAAAGATCTCGGCATTATCAACTTCCTTGGCCCACAAACCAAGTAAGAATGCAACCACCATTCCTAATACTGATAAGCAAAGCGTAGAAGCTACCATCAAGGTAACAGAATACGTCAACTTACCCACTACATCTTGATCTTGTTTCATTTCTTTTCTCTTTCAAGTGCTTCTTTATACCCATGCACAACCAATGCTCTTAATTGATGTGAGTCAGCGTTTCCTGCCCATTCGCTCAAATTATTCCAGATCACTCTAAAGTCGGAACTTTTACATAACTGTTGATGTTTTGTAAGCCACTCAGCCATCTGTTTATGTCTCTCAGTCGGGTCATGTACGCCCCAAGCAATAGAGTAAAACTCTCTGACACTACATAGGTCTTTGCCTGTAGAGTGAAGTGAAAGGATTAATACAATACTTATTAGCCATCTCACGGATACGCCCAAAGAATGACGTAACTACAGAAGATGACAAAACAAGCAACACAAGCTGCAGCAATAAAAGCTACAGCCCAATCTTTCATTTTTTATTTCTCGCAGAAATATTTTTAGCTTTGGCTTTTGCGTCAGCTTTTGAGGATGCACCCCAAGCTTTCAATGACAACAACAAACGAGTGGGCTTGCCATCTTTGTACTCAGGACCTGCCATGTTGCCCATACGAGCCAAGAAACTTGCCCGTCTAGGATTGTCACCAGATTTAACGGGAGCTTTTAAATTCATGCCTTCAGCTTTAGCACTAGCTCTGCCTTTAGCATTTAAGCCACCTTTTGGGTTTTTACCCTCAGATCGAGTCCATGCAGCGGATTTCATTACTTACCTTTTTTGGCAGTCTTGGCAGACTTAACAAAATCTGCTTTAGTGGGTGCGCCTTTAGTGCCAGGCTTTTTCATTTTCTCTTTTGAACCATTCTTGATACGCTCTTGTTTAGCGTGAATGTTTGCGTAAAGTCCAGGTTTAGTAGCCATATCAACTCCAGTTATTTTTTAATCCAAGTTTGCCATATTGCGCCAGCCGCCATGATTAATCCACCTACCCAAAGAATAGGTTTGGCAGCAGATGCAATCCATCCCAACACTTTAAAAGCCCCTTGCAAGGCATCAAAAGCCTCTACAAGCCCTTTAGTGTTCTTGTCTATGTTATCTACCTTAGATTCAACTTCAAGAAGTCTTTCGTAGATTTGTTCGTGGGTGACTTTTTCATCCATGATTTACCTCATGTAAGCAGAAGGAGGAGCAATGCCACGACCAGCACCAGCTTTCTCTTTTAATCGTTGATTCTTAGCCCATTCAGTTTGGGCATAAGGACTGCCAAGCAGTGCAGAGCTTTGTATATTTTGTGCCTGTTGATTGCCAAGCGTTGAAACACCTAATTCAGACGATCCAGCAAAAGGAGGAACAACAAAGTCACTTGCAATATCTACCATGCGACCATAGTCTTTTCTTTGAGCGGCATCCGCAAAGCCAGGTATTGAGAGCAAAGCTGCAGCACCTGCGCCACCCTTTAAAGCTTTTTTCATATCTTTATCAAGGTTAACTTTAGGACCTGCAATATTTTCTTTGCGATAACCTTTGATAACTAAATTTTCTTCAGGCTTTAAACCACCACCCTTGCCTGGTTCAAATGCAGGTCGGTAACCAAGAATCTCACCAACTTGGCCATAGGTTTTAGCACCAACTTCACCACCACCATAAAAGCTTTCCAAGTAACGCTTCATGCCAATTTCTTGTTTGGTCAAACCAACTTCTGAAGGATCAATAGGTTTTTTAGCTTTAGGGGCAGATGTTTCAGTAGGAGCAACACCAGTAGTTTTATCAAGTTCTTGGGCAATAACTGTTTGAACTGCTTGAGCAGTATTGCCAGTTTTTACACCCGCCTCAACGCTAGGTGTCATGTATGGATTAGGTCTAGGTGCAAATGGATCAGCAGGTGCAACGGGTGCAACAGGTGCAGTAGATTGTGGTGCAGTGGGAGCAACAGGGTTAAAAAATGGGCCTGTTGTTGGTTGTGTATATGGGCTTGTTTGATAAGGATTGTTTACAGAAATCCCACCCTGATTTTTTAATGCTCCACCAACAATTGCGGCATCTTTAGGATTGGTAATTGGACCGCCAGTTAACTCTTCAGCTTTAGATAAAGGAACACCATAAGTTGTTTCAAACTGTTGAGCAAAAGTAGACTTTGGTTTTTCAGTAACAGGTTGCTGTGCAGTTGGCGTTGGCGCATTTACATCAGGACCCTTATTAATCATTCTGTTTTTAATGCCATCCAAAGCAGAAGCAGTTTTATTGTAAATAGCCTTACCTGCAAGATAGCCACCACCTGCAAGTAAAGCCCCACCCGCCAACAAGCCAACAGGTGATGTCAAAGCACTGGGAATTTCGTAAGTTTCAGGACCAACTTTTAAAGTAGAAGTTGTTAGTTCTTTTACTTTTTGATCGTATTCAGCTTTTAATTTATCAGCTTTTGCTTTGTAATCAGCTTCAAAATCAACAGCAGTAGGCACAACCGCACCAGAGACTTGCTGTGGCTTCTCGTTTAATACTTCACCTTCATATGCAGCCATTTAATCCTCCGTATGCTTAGAGCCATCAGGGGCTTTATAAACTCGTTTACCACTTGGTGTCCAACCAAAAGGCACAGAACCTTGAGGAACGCCTTTAGGCAATGTTTCTTTAGGTGGCTCAACAGGTCCGCTAGGTTTAGCAGCTTGTTTGGCTGGAACATTTTGTTGTGCGGGTTTTGTTTGTTTGGCTTGATATTCGCCACCCATCACATTGTTAATTTCTTCAGAAAACACTCTGCGTGTTTCTCTGGAAATAGGTTGCATTGTGAAGTTTGCTCCCACTTCACCAGGCATGGGGACAGTATTTGTCTTGTCATACCCATCTTTGGCATAGCGCAAATACTTAATGTAGTTCTCCATTTGGGTTGCATTGTGCAAACCCTGAAGAGACTGAGCCATCATCTGAGCTTGTTTATCTACAAAACTAGCAGAAGTAGGCAATGAAATGAAAGCAGGTTTGCCATACTTATCAACAAAATCCATAGTCTCACGACCAATTTGATTGCTGTCTTCAATAACTTTGCGTAGCTTTTGAGCCATCACTGGGTCTAATTGTTTTAGACGCTCTGCTTCATTGATACTTTGAATGGTTGCAGAAGAGCTTTGAGCAGCTTCAGAACCAATGTTTTCAGTAGTCTGTTTTTGTTTTAATTTGTTAATGTCAACACTATATTTGTTATCAGAGCTTTTTGCATTATCAGCACTGCCACGCAAAACAACACCAACAGGAATTCCTGTAGCAGCCGATATCCGATTGGTCACTGTTACAGATTCACCACGAGACAAGTTATCACCCAACTGGTCAAGGGCACTTATGCTATTAGATTTAGTACTTGCTTGGCTATTGTTCTGAGTTACAGACCCAATAACTTTGTTGTACAAATCTGAAGGCAAATCTGTCTTGGCAGTTTTTAGAGTGTTGTAAATGTTGACATATAAAGGCTTGTGAGCCTGTGATGTCTGGAACCATTGGTTAGCTTGTTGTTGGTCTTTTAACCAAATATTATTGGCTTGAGTGCGTGTTTCAAGTTCAAGCTTACCTTTTAAAGTATCAGCAAAAGCAGATACACCGCCTTTTAGATCATTGTATTCTTTGGCATCTAAATCACGACCCATACCCCGATGGAAATACGAAATGGGCTCACCAAGCTGATTCTTAGTTTCTAAAATCTGATCACCATTTTTATCGTAAGTGATAGATTTGGTAATGTCGCCACCAGTGATCTGCTTAACTGCGCCAGCTTTATCACCCAATACATACTTTAATAAAGCAGTGCCCCATTGAGGTTTGTCAGCAACAGTTTCAAATGTAGTTGCAATTTGTTGACGACCTTGAGGTGTAGCAGTTCCACCAGTTTTATTAATTGGATCAACTAATTTATTAAATTCATCACTTGTGGTTTTAATTTTATTGGCAAGTTCGACTAACACGCCTGATTGAGGCGTACCAATACTGTCTTTAGCAAGTTGCGTTAAAGCAGGAACATCTCGGTTAGCAATTGCAGAATCAGCTTTGACGTTGAAATCTACATTTGCACCACCAGCGGCATCAGGATCGGTTGTCGTT